ACCGAGTAAGCATCTTACCAATTCCAACCAGCATGTTGCCCAGAGCATCACCGAAGCCCTCATACGCACCAGCGTTCGCATTGATCAGATCATTCCACTCGTGCGTCTTCTCCTTGTACCATTCCCAGAACTTTCCAAAAACATTCCTGACCATCTGCCAAGAAGTAGCAGCCGCCTCCTCAAACTTCTTCATCCTGTCTTCAAGATCACTGAACCACCGGCCAGCAGCGTTCCAAAATTCCATCCACCAATCACGAATAGCCCTCAGAACAGTCATCAAACGTGGGAGATCCTGAATAACGATCTTGGTGATCCAATCGGCGAACCTTTGAACCTGAGCCACCATCCCCGGAATGAAAGTCCCCAAACCAAACTGATGTATCGTCGCCGACATCCTGTGCATGGCGTTAACGATGATTCCTTCGATATCCCGCAAAGCGTTTCTCAGCGGATCAATCAGAGGCCCACCAATCGTTGAGAACAGATCGAACATGCGAGGCAACGCCCCCTTGACCTGACCCATCAAAGTGTTCTGTAGCCGACCTTCTTGACCCCGCATCTGCCTCGGAGTCAACTCCCCCCCGGTTATAGCCCCTCTCAAGTCCCCTACCTGCATCCCAGCAGCCTTCTGAGCCACACCCCTATATATATGACCTTGTGACCTCAGGAAGTCCGATACGGGCTGAGAACTTCCCGAAGTTTTCGCAGCCGCCAAAGCCTGTGCATAACCAACAGCCGCTTTAGGGTCGTAGCCGACAGCCTGCGACATCTGATTGACCAACCGCCCGTTGTTGCTAGCGAAACCGGGATGCGCCCTATTCAAAGTAGAAACCATCTGCTGGGTCGCCGCCATCCCCATTATTTGCATGCCCCCATGAGACAAGGGACCACGCATCGAACCCGCTGCTGCTGAAGTTCCTCCTCCAGCAAACGGACGCATCTGCAACTGAGCGAACTCACGATTAGCCGCAGCCAGAACACCAACCAGACCGATTACTGCCGCGGTCAAACCCGCGACAGAGGCTTTCAAGAAACTAATGGTGCTGCCCCATGCTCGGGCAACCCAACGGCCAGTAGCCAAAGCGGCTTTCATCAACAACAATCCGGTTGTTATACCCGCCAACTCAATTCCGAACCCCTTCAGATTCATCCTGAGTAGACGCTGGCCAAACAACCCGGCCGCTTTTGCTGCTTGGCCTAGTTGGAAGGCAATGGCACGATCCAACATGTTGGCGTGACCACGAAACAACTTCTCGGTTCGCTTCACTTGGCGTTCCCAGACCTTATGGACGACCATTGCGTCTGCGTAGGCTTTGAGATCCGCACTCGATTCGATGTGTATCCGTACTCGCTCAGTAACGGCCATCTGAAACCCCTAGTTAAATCTTATATAACTACCTTCTCATCGCTTCACGTTCTTTTTCTTGACGTTTACGATCATCCGCAATAACTTTAGCACACGCTAAACGAATCGCCCAATCCTCTTCAGTACAATCTAGAATTCGTATAGGATCGGTTCCCCAAACCTCCCCCAACCGGGCGGCACTCTCTATAAGGAAAGACTCTGATAAATTATCTATCAGAGATTCGTAGGGTTTACGGCGTCTTCCACCTCATCGCCGTAACCGGCATAATCCAAAATCTTCAAAGCAGTAGCCTCTAGATGAGGGTCAATGCCGAAGAAGTTTCGAATCCCATCAGGAATCGGTCGGGTATCCCCGGTCATTTCCATAATCTCTTTGGAAGCAAACGTATACGGCTGTCCATTATCGGACATTACTTCTTCTTCATTGATTAGAAATCCGCGGCAACACGAACCCACGACGTAGCAAGCAAACTTGACAGTATCAAAACCATCCTTGCTGTTCTCGCCAGAGTTGCGTCGCCAAGCCTTCAACTGGTTTTGCGTGATATTCGGAGAATATTTAACAACAACTCCCTCACGCTCTGGAATGGGAATTTCGATCTCTGGTCGTTCGACCTTCTTCGAAACCTCCAAACGCAGTTGATCCAGAACACTCAACTTCCCTTTCCTGTTTTCTAAAGATTCAGGATCAAGAGCAGGATCTATCAACTCTTCAACATCGGGAACAGACGACGTATCGTCCATGTCATAGGAAATCGTTTTATCAGCCATAATTTAATAGTACACCCCTCCATGGGGTGAATCAAGTTTTAGGTTAAAGGACTAAGCCGGGAGACTTGTAATCGGTCCCATAGAAAATGTCAAACTATACGACGCAGGAGCGCCAGAAGCCGAATCACCATCAGGTTCCGTCAAACCCACACACAAAGCCCCAGTGTACTGACGCATTGTATCGGGGGCCTTAAGATCGCAATCCAACTCATAGAATGTAATGTCATAGTACGCCGAACCAACTAGCGGACGAAGATCGTTCAAAAACGTCTTGTCACGATCTGTCGCATAATGGCGAGTAACAGTCACATCGCCCACCTCGGCCACGGCACACAACACCTCGGGAAACTTGCTCCCACCGTCATAGACCTTCTCTACAGCGGCCGAAATCTCTCCACCAGTCACCTGAGCAAAGTAAGAACTACCGTCCGGGTTTTCTCCCGGCGGGGGGCATTGCCACCCTGAACTGGTGAAATATCGGCTACGATTTGCCTCTGTGAAACTTTAGCCATTTGTTGCTAACTCCTTAAACTATTACAAGACACCTGCGGTCATATTGGACTTGGTAATGTTGACTGTGATTTTATCACCAACGGCAGATACACGAACTGCAACATCAGCAGTAACTTTTCCAGCAGCAAGATCCGATGTTGGATTATTAGTGCTATTCACTTTGACCGAATAACCTGCATCAATCTGTTTGCCAGTAGCATCGAAAGCCTCATACACGCCGCCAGCCTTGCGAATCGGTTCAAGAATCGCAGTCAGCGAGGCCGAGATCCTTGCGAACAAACCACCACGGCCGTCAATCGTTTGGAAGACATGCTGCTCAAGAGCCGTCTCCGCCCGATAAGTAATATGATTCATCGTGTCCCGATGGGTAATGAAGCGCCAGTTGGTCTCATCCGAAGAAGCGGAACGTGCGCCATACACTCGAACTTTGCCATTAATAAGACGCAAGGCATTGATCCGAGCATTATCTAACTCGTCGCCAGTCGCCTTGTCCATTGTCACTGTGGAGGGAGCCGACAGGCCGGAAACGAATCGGGCTTCCGAAATCGTGCCAGCACCGACCCGCCATGGACCCTTAGCAGCATTACATGCCTTGGCTCGCTTGGCCATGGCATACGCTGTCGGATCAGTTGCAATCGTCAGCCCAGCAGAAGCGGGATCGGGAATCTTCACCCACGGATAATAGAAGGCCGCATACATGGCGTCCCCATCCGTATAAATCGCTGGGCTAGCACCGGAAATCGCTGTCTTGGCACCAGAATCCGTAGCGGTGGAAGCGAAAGAACAGAAAGCAATCCGGTCATTCGCTTTAGCGTGATCAATCAGTGCATGCCAATAGGCCGACGCCGTTCCGATACCCGGCATTGCTACAGCGCCCGGACCTAGATCCTTGCCCATCTTGGCAAGACCTTCGACATAGTTGTCGGTTGCAGACCCACCGCTATCCAGTGTTCCGTCTGCACCACTAGCCATCGCAGTCTGCGCCCCAGCCACAGGCATGTTGCTGGCACCAGACTCTTTGGCAACCGTCACGATGTGTGGTACGCCAAGATTGACCGCTGAAACCAACTCGTCAAGAGTGGCCAGATCACCAGTAAGTAGAACTACCTCGTCGTCAAGAAACACCTTGACCCGAACACCTGAAACGTTACCGGCGACAATCTGAATGTCCAGATTCGCCGCCCAAGCCCCAACGTCAGCAGCCGTGAACGTGGCTACAACCGAACCGCCAGAATCGTTGACAGCCCGCGAACCCGCAACGGCAGCATCGGCCACAACGCGCTGAACATGCAGACGAGAGCCACCTTCTTCAAAGAAAGTTTGTGCGTAGGAATACAGATTCCCAGACGCATACCCACCGTAATACTTTTTGTATTCGGTGAGATTACGAACAAGGGTCGGTTCCGATGCCTTACCCCTGACGGTGGTTCCAACCATGAAACACTGACCTGAAACCTGCTCGCCCGGGGGGACCGGACCGGTGCGAACTGAGGTGTTTACTACGACTCCCGGCATTCCTCACGCCTCCAATAGACTCTTCTGGAACGAACTACTCTGGAAATCTTACATGCTTTATGAGTTGTTTCATTGCATGTATGACGCTGCCCTACGAATATAGCAGATCATCTAGTTCTCTAGGCCGAAGGTATAACCTTTTGCGAAGAAGATGAATAAGCGCCAGTCCCTTCTGCATTTATCGCCGCAACCCTGAATTGGTAAGAACTCCCATTTGACAAACTTGGTACGGTGTAGGCAGGATTCGTAGAACCCGTAGTAGCAACAACGGTCGCCCACGTTGTTCCGCTATCTACTGAATACTGAATGGTGTACGCAGTAATAGGATCGATTCCTCCACCATCCCAAGACGACGCTCGCCATGTCAATGCCACTGTGGCGTTCCCGCCTGAACCCATTAAAAGTGTTGGGGCATTGGGAACCTTCTCAATCAAAGTCACATTGGCAACAGGTGTAATCAACGTTCCCGTATTCGCTCGGGTAACAGTTTCAAACAAGTTCAACTCATAGGACAGGAACGAGGCGGCTAGAAATCTCTCGCCCTTCAACAATGTCAACTCTGAAAATTCCTCAGTAATGCTGCCCTCATTAATTTTTATCTCACTGTTGACCCCAACGGGTGTCACTGTCGCAGCATCCGCCAGACGTAACGCTGGTCCATCCAGCAACGCCTCTCGAACCACCATTGTCATATGGTCCCTCGCTGTCGTAACAATGTCAGGACCGACAGCACGAACCCATGCGTAAGTACGCATACCATAAGTAACGTCATAAACTGGATCCCCAGTAGCGTTATAATCAACACGCTGAATATTTCTAGTCGCCTCAACTAGAGTAATAATCGTTGGCCAGTTGTCCAAAGCCAACGGTTCGTGAGACAAATATTTAACCGGATTCGGCAACACGGAATCGTCAACACCTAAAGTGTTGCGATAGTTCAATATTCGCGTGGGTAGATCCACAGCAAGGTAGTCAGTCACATATTTTTTGGCCTGTGCTGGGCCTTCCATCTGAGCGACCATCGTTCACCTACAAATTGGTGGGATTAAAGAGTAAATGCTTTGCCTTCTTATATCCTGCGGCAACTACATTTCCTTCCACAACATGCTCCGCCATCTTCTCACCTAAACTCTCTGCAAACCGTTTAGGAACAAACACGATTTCACGTTGCGGCATATGACGAGTTCCAGTCTGATGAAAGTGTGCATATTCTATATTAGTGCCAAATCGTGCGCTCTTGTGACC